TATATAAGAAAATTTATTGAAAAGTAAATTACCACCCCCTTGGGGGAATTCTTGGAGTATGAGCACGAAGTGCGAATAACGGAAAGAATTTAGGGGGGACTTATGAGAAAATAAGTAAGCCAGATAAGATCTGGCTTATAAGAAAAGAATATTAGGGGAGAGCTAAAAAGGGGAAGAAAAGAAATGGGTGCGCTGGGTAGGTCTGGATAGGTCTGTTGGAAAATAGCAGCTAAGCCAGATGGAAACTGGCTTATACTATGTGTAGTATATCGTGTTCGGGGAGGATCGGTCCCTATGTGCGCAGGATTTTATATAAAGAGAAGTAATGAAGGATTTGGGAAAGTAATGAAATTGTCGGAAAAGTAATGAAATAGTCGGAAAAGTAATGAAATAGTACTTGGCACCTACTTTACCGTAAATCAAATTTTTCTGGGAATAAAAATTAAAATAAAATTTTTGACTTTTCCTAAAATTTTTGATATAATATATATAGAAAATAAGGAAAGGAAAAAGAATAAGCCAGTTGTATACTGGCGTATAAGCCAGTATTATATTGGCGTATAAGCCAGATATATATCGCTTAAAAGAGGTGTTTACTATGTCCCAATACATCCATTTTTTTGTTCGTTCAACCGATAGATTGCTTCCTATTCGTATTACATCCCGCTCTTCCTCTATTTATCACTTTTTTAGTGATTACGCACCCTATGAAAAAGCACGCGCGCTTTCTATGCATGAGCTTCAAAATATTCGTGAAGAAATTAATATGCAAATTGATGAGTGGACTCACCGTATTGAAGAGGATCGCACTAACCTTCAGTTAATTGCCTCTTTTAATAATTCTATTGAGGATAAAATTGAGGCTCTTGAATCTGCGCGCGACTCTATCCGAGAAAATGAAGAGTCCGTTAGTGAAATGAAAGAAGCTTTAGCTTTCACCTGTTTCTTGATGGATATGTATAATGAAGCAGATGATACTAAGTATGAAGATGAAACGGCGCGGCTTGATCCTACAAAGTATCTCTATTTTGGGATTGAATGCGGCACACCTTCAATTGCGGAAATTGAAGAGTGGGAAAATTCCAAAAATTAACCACTCTGCCAAATATTTTAGGAAATTTTCTGGCTTCTTTAATTTGAAAAATTCATAAATTTCATCTATAATATATATAGAAAGTGAGAAAAGCCTATATAAAAGAGAAGATAGCCGATAGGTAGGGATCCTCTTCCTCTCACTCTCGTCTTAACCATCAATGCAATACTCCCTGTATTATGGTTAGAGGACTATGCCTCTTAAAAAAAGAAGGGGTACTATTGAAAGTTCTGCTGCGCCCGCATAGAGAAAACGGAATGAACTTGGTTCGGTTTTGCCAGCCGAATAACTTAGTGGGTTTAGTTATGAAGTACAAATAACTGAACTAAAATGGTAGGTCGCACAAGCCGTATCCGCTGAGTACAAGTTAGCGTTAGTGTACAATAAGTGGCTGGAAGCTAAGGAAGCGGTGGTTCTAACTTCCGCGCGACCTCATCAGTGGATGTGCAAGGACGACCTTCGCGCAGAAATTTATACGAAAAAGATTTTGACTTTTTCTAAAAAATCTACTATAATATATATAGAAAGTGAGAGGGAAAACAAATAAACTCTCTCCTTCAAAAATAAATTAAATTTGGGTTGTGACCTACCACAAGAAATGGAGAAAAAACTATGACGAACAGAGAATTTTATCAGGCAGTTATCAACGCAAACATTAACGACGAACTCACCGCTTTTGCTACCGCTGGCATCGAGAAGCTCGACCACACCAATTCCCTCCGCAAGGATGCAACCGCGAAGAAGGCTCAGGAGAAGGAAGCTGAGCGTGCTCCTATCCGTGATGCTATTATGGCAGTTATGACGACTGAACCGAAGACCGCTACCACTCTTATTGCTGAGTCTGGTGTTGAGGTTAAGCCTCAGGCAATTCCTTCTCTCCTCAAGGGTCTGGTTGAGGATGGCACCGTTGTGAAGAGTGATGTAAAGGTTACTGGTAAGGGCAAGCAGCGTGGTTACGCACTTGCTGAGTAAGCCAGATTTTAACCGATAAAGAGATAGATATGGACGCAGAGATTACTCTCTGCGTCTTTCTTTATGCCGAAAAAAATTTGAAAAATTTTTAAAAGTATAGTATAATAAAAGGGGAATAATAATAATAATAATTTTTCTGATAAATTCAAATTCTGCGGCGAACACATATTTGTGTTTCAGCTTAGTAGATGGATGTGCAAGGACGGGCTTGCCGCAGCTTCTGATGTATAAAAATTTGACGCGGACTTGCAGCTTCTGTAATGTGAAAATTTGACAGGCGCCGCCCAGTTTCCAGCTCCAGCTTATATGAAAATTTGACACGGCGTCGATGGCCGCGCATGTACAAGGCTCAAAATTTGACGTAAAAAAAATTTGCCAAATGCTCTTGACATTTGACAAATCATGTGATATAATTATAATGGGAGAAAATTTGACGTGCGGCCCGGGCAAACTGGTGTCACCACCAGTTATTGCCAAGAGACTCGCGCATTGCTACACTTGCATCATCTATATCTTCTTCATCATCAGAATAATACATTCTGTCAAGATTGTCATATGCAATCTCACACATTACACCAAGACCTTCGGCTTCTAAATCTCTTGTATTGATGTATTCGCCGTGAAGAAGACGAACAACTCCGCCAATGCCATTTTTATCACATACTTTCATATATTCATATGCGGAATGTGGGAAATGAACAATAGCACCATCTTTAACGGAAGCAATATGGACAAGATTTTTCATAAACTTAATCTCCTTTCAATACGCACGAATTGATAAGTAAAATCATTAGCTGTAATTTCTTTATTTTTTAGTTCACTTTGAATAATGTCATGAGCATCTTGCATAGCAGTTGCTATTAATTCATCATCAGAGACACCAGTACAATCTAAATCCATTTCAACTTCATAAGCACACGTCACTATTACTCGTTTTTCCATTCTCTCCCCTCACTTTCTGAACTTATTATATCATATAAAATCTAACTTGTCAATAGTTTTTTCAAAAAAATTAAAAAAATTTTCGGCCCGGGCGCGAAAGCGCTTCACCGAAGTGAAGCGCTAAACAGTTTAGGATTCCGCCTTGGCGGAGTGTTCCGCCTTGGCTTTTGCCTTTTCCTCGCGCATCTTTTTATCCTGCGCGATTTTCTTCGCCTTTTTCTCGGCGGCGACTTTCGCCTTTTCGGCTTTCTCGGCAAACTTCATCTTGAAGTCCTCTGCCATAGAATAGCCGTCATAGGCATCGCCATCACGAGAGCCAGTCGGCACCTTGAAGGTGAGGACGATGAACTCATCGTTGCCCTCGCTATCAACACAAGGGAGCGCGATTTCGTTCGAGCCAGTGACGAGGACTTCCTCACCAGCATCGGCAAGGAACTTGCTCACGCGCTCAATATACTTGGCGCGGAGTGCATCGTGGAGAGATTTCTTAGAGGTAGTTGCCATATTCAGTACCTTCCTTTCTTTACTGTACCTATATTATATCATATAAGATAAGGATTGTCAAGACCTTTTTCAATTTTTCTTTGAAAAAATTTTTTCAACCCTGAGTGCACCTTGACACCCTTACACGCTCGACGGGGTTTCGTTGCGAGACTTAAAAGCCTTATCTTTTTTACATTTACATTATATCATATACTTTTCGATTTGTCAAGAGGAAATTCGATTATTTACAAATTGTTCACATTTGCGCCCGGGCGCCAAGGGTGGCGCGCCTTGGATTAGTTCCAAAGTGCGCCATTTTCAACCCCTCTGCGCCGACATTCAAACAAAATCTCTTTTTCAATCATTACATCGTCAAGACCTTTATGGACTTCTTCAAAATCATTTTGACCATTCATAAACCGATAAAGGATTTCTGCGGTATATCTGCGCTGACCATTTTTTGTTAAGTAGTCATTTTCATAACAAAATCTTCCATAATCATCATCATTTTTGAAAGCCTGTCTTGCCATTTTCAAAGTATCACATACGCAAATCCCGTAAGGGAAAAAGTACCGATATTTTGACGAGGTAATATATCTTTGTGTGAGATTGCAAGAGCGATTATCGAAAATTGCATTGTGAGCGTAGATTTCTTTTACTCCGTAGGCTTTACAATCTTCAACCAGTGTTCTACGAATTGTGGAGAGCCGAGCCAATTTTCGAGAGTCGTTCTTGATTTCTTCCCAATAAGAAGGGATTTTGTCCGCAAAGAAGGCGCAAGCCATTAATTCTTTATCAAGAAAGATTTCAGCGATTGCATAGCTTTCAGTTTTCAGCACTTCCTCGGTTTCAAGATTAACAACTGCCCATCCAATATCATAGGCAATAGGTTCTTCAAGAGAGTTAGTAGTTTCGGTGTCAAGTACGATTACATTCATTTTTCAGTGTTCCTTTCTTTATCTTACATACATATTATACTACATGATTTTTGATTTGTCAAGAGGTTTTTCAAAAGTTTTTCAAAAAATTTTTTTCATACAATTTTGTTTCTCTCTCTCTTGAACTATATACATTATATCATATAAGAATTAGAAAGTCAATAGAAAAATAGAATGTTAACAAAAAATTTATATTTGGCGCCCGGGCATGGGGTTGACGATTTGTCAACCCCTTTTCTTAAAGTTCTTTTGTTTCACTGACAAAATATTTTGCATTGTATTCTTTGATAATTTCTTTTACGCTTTCGCTCTGTTTCTGCGTGGCACAATAAGTATTAAAGATTGTATACTTTCCAACATTTTCAATATAATTGTGGGGAATGTGCGCCAAGTCAAGAAGATTTGCAACTGCACTTGTATTCTTTCCAAGAACAGTAAACTCAACTTTCCACAACATTTCTTTTCTTTTCTTTTCCTCAAACCACTTGACAACATAAACACCAATCAAGTTAGAAAGAGCAACAACAAGAACTTTTTGCATTAACGGCAAGTCCGCATTTGTGAAAATAATTACAACAGTATACAGTCCATAAGCAACCGCATTTACAATCGCCGCAACAGTTTTTCCACATTTTACTGTGCAAATAGATTTTGCAGTTTGCAAAATAACATTGCAAATATTCAGAATGATAAAAGTGATTAAGAGTTTCATAGTTTCATTTCCTTTCTTTCTTTTGTACTTACATTATATCATAATCATATGAATTTGTCAAGTCTTTTTTATGTTTTTGTTTGCGATTTTTTGCTTTATACTTTTTTGTATCCTGTATCTTTGGCACGAAACCATTAAAAGTTGGTCCGCGGTTCTTTCGTTTTTCTTCGTCTTTCTTTACTTTGTGGGACATTTTCGTGTCCTCCTTTCTCTTGACATATACATTATACTATATATTCTGGAAAATGTCAATAAGAGAATTGTAAATAATTTATGAACATTGCGCCCGGGCCATGCCTCGGCGCGGAGGGATTAATCCTCCGCCTCCCGTTTCGCTTTTGCCTCCGCTTTTTGTCGGCGCATTTCTTCGTCTTTCTTGATTTTTGCCGCTTTCTTTTTGTCGGCTTCCTTTTTCTTTTCCGCTTTGGCTTCACATTTCATTTTGTAATCTTCTGCCATTGCATAACCGTCATAAATATCGCCATCTCTTGAACCTTTGGGAACTTTGAAAGTTACGACAAGATAACCCTCTTCATTATCTTCGCCAATAATGGGAATACAAAGTTCTTGCGAACCTGTGCGGAGAACATCATATTCCATTTTTCCAAAAAGTTCTCCAACTTTTTCCATAACACTCTCACGCACTTTATCAAACTTACTTGCCATTCAAATTACCTCTCTTTCTTTTTACACCCATATTATATCATATAAAATCCAACTTGTCAAGACTTATTTTTAATTTTCTTTCTTTTTTTCTTACAAAAATATTATAACTCAATTTTTATAAAAAGTCAAATTAAAAATTTTTATTTTTCCTCTTGACAAACCGATTGGTTTGTGCCCGGGCGCCCACTTCACCGCAGTAAAGCAGTGAAGTGGGTTTGGGTTTGGACGATTACTCGTCCGCACCCTCGTCCGCAACGGCAAGGCTATAAGCATTGAACTTGCCTTTCTTGGGGACTTTAACCTCACAGACAGTCAGAACCTCGTCCTTGACCATCTGCACACAGAGAACAGAGGCTTTCTGCGTGGAGATTTCACACGCAACCGCAATATCACTTGCGAGAGCGTTGGCGTGAGCCGTCACATACTCCACAATGGAAGCCTTGATAGGCTCATTGGCGATTGCCGTCTTGGACGGCTTGGACGAGCGAGAAGCGTTGCGCTTGTCGAGTTTGGCAATGGCTTCGGTAGCGAACTTCACGAGTTCAGCGGAGAGAGTAGCGTTGGAAGCGATAGCGGTAAAGAATTCACGATTAGTCATAATGACCTCTTTCTCCCACACTATGCAGTGGGCGCAAAGTTTTTTATTTACAGTGGAGAGTTACTTGCTCTCTCCTTTACTGTATCTACATTGTATCACAGAACTTGGGGTTTGTCAAGAGGTTTTTCAAACTTTTTTGAAAAATTTTTTCGACGCTTGCAAGTGGGCAACGATTTACAAAGACGACCCATCAATACGATGTACCCTTACACGTTCAATCCCCATCGCCTCTTGACAATTATATATTACCACATAATAGCGAAAAAGTCAACCCCTTTTTCAAAAATTTTTTAATTTATTTTTTACTTCATCACTTTAGCACGCTAAAGCGTCGGCCCGGGCAAAAGGCATCCGCGCCTTAGAGGGCGCGGAGGACTTCGATTATATTATTTACATCGTATGCGATACCATTCCAGTTATTGCGGTTAGGTTCTTCATCATCGAAGAGAATCCCGTTTCGTCCATCCTGCTTTGGTGTTCCGTAGGCGATAATGTCGATGTGGTCGAAGTTAACGCTTGCGAGGTGCTTTGCAAGCCATTCTCTTTTTGCTTCGGTAACCGCTTCTCCATAGGCTTCGCTTCCGTTCTTGCTCAACCAACTTACAATTCCAATCTCATAGCCTTCGCGCTGAAGCCTGTTCAGCACTCTTGCAAGGCTCTGCATTCTTACCAGCGGGCGCGCCACTCTATAAGGTGTAGCGTCTTCATTGATAAGCATTTCTAACCAATTTTCTACGCCGTAGAGGTCGGCAATCGTTCCGTCCATATCGAAGTAAATCTTGCGCTCCATTTTCGTTACCTCTCTTTCCTTTGTGTCTATATTATAACTCGGTTTTTTGAAAATGTCAACCCTTTTTTGAAAAATAATTTTATGAATTTTTTGTGAACGGCGGCCCCGGGCAAAACACGCCCGGGCAAACTTGCTTTATTACTTTAGTGTATTAAAGTGCGCATTTTAGGACCGGCGCGCGATATAGAAAAATCTCACCTTTTACTTGGTGAGATTTTCCAAACTTTTTTCATTTGCAAAAGTCGCTTTATTGAATTTAATCTGATATGCAACTCCATTTATTGTAATATCTCCATCTTTGGTAAAGGGAACGTTATCTTTTTTCCACTCTTGCCCGACAAATTCCGTTACCATTTTTTCAAAAATTTCGCCACGATTATATTTTGAATTTTTTGCAACTTCTTCAAAATATTTTTCGGAACAAATGGCTTTCATTTGAAAAGTTTTCAAAAATTCTTTTTGCGCTTTTGTCGGCTTGAAACGGAGAGAAAAACCGCCATTTCTACTTGATGCATCTAAACAACATACCAACGGAAGAACATCACTATTTGTAACTACCGCATAAATCGTTCCTCTATCGGCAAAACCGAAAATATAATTATGAGTGAACGAAAGTCTATTGTATTGGTTAATCATTTTATTGAATACGGTTAAGTTTGTCATAGTGAATACTTCCTTCCCTTATCTTGTGAATACATTATATCATAGAATATTTGAAAAGTCAATAGAAATTTAGAAAAAAAATAAAAAATTTTTTGTTTTTAAAATTCTTCTTGACATCTTGCGCAATATGTGATACAATGTGTATAGTGGAAGAGATGCCCCTTATATGGCGCGCCCGGGCAACTCGATTCTATCGGCCTGGTCCTCAGTATATGAAAAGGACGCTTTACGCGTCCTCTTCTTCGTCTTCATCATCGAACTGCGGGAACTCTTCATGCGACTTTACAATCGCCTCAAGAAGTTTGTCTTTTTCATTGGTATCTTCCCATTTTTCACACAGTCTACAGAACTCGATAACAATCGGATTTTCAAATCCATAAATATGAATCATTCTATCAATCAGTTTCTCTCTCATTACTATTACCTCTCTTTCAGTATCTACATTATACCACATTTCACTTGATTTGTCAATACCCTTTTTATCATTTAAATAAGTTTCTTTCGATTGCTTTATACTCTTTATCATCTTCATTGTATCGCTTGATATAGAGTTCATTATCATGTCCATTGTATCGCGTGCGCGCCATATGCTCTTTAACTCCAATAGCCTCAATTAGATTGCGCGTCCATCCAATAGCTTCTTCTTCTTTGGTATAGATAATAAACAGCGTCTTCATTGATATAGCTTCCTTTCTCGTTATGGTACGTGATACTTGTTACTACTGATGCGGAACACTTGCGCGCCCGGGCGGACCGGATGGCTTAGGCTCTCGCTCTAAGCCATTCGACCATCTCTCTGCCCTCTGCTTTGAGTCTCATCTTAACCGCACCACTATTGGACTGGCTCTCTCTTGTGACCGTTCCGAAGAGGCTTGCAAACTCAAACCATTCATCAGCGCTCATCAGATACATCACGGTGAAGCTGGCATTTACATAGCCGTAGCGATTAGCACCATCCATTGCGATGTGAGCCTTGATGTCAGTGCCGTGGCAAACCGTAGCGCGTGCGCTCTTGATTTGAATGTCACCGCAGTCACCGCCAGCGGTGAAGGGCTTGTTATCAGCCTTGCATACCTCGCCCGTGAGCGTGTAGCGCGCAACCTGTTCGGCATGCTGTCCATTGTTCTTGTACTGTCTGGTGAGTTCTTTGAGTTCGATAGTAGTCATTTGAGTGACCGTCCTTTCCTTACCTTGTGACTATATTATACACCCGGGTTTCGGATTTGTCAAGGGGTTTTTGAAAAAAATAAAAAATTTTTTTGATTATTTTTCATGTGATTTGTGGCGCGGTCGTGTTGTGGTGGGGCGGATCGGTCTGGCTTAGGTGCAGGCCGTAGGCCGGGGTAGGTTTTGGGAACTTCAGTACTTTAGTGTGATAAAGTGGACGGCCCTGGAACATTTTCCCTACGAAGTAAAAAATATAAAATTTCCTTACGAAATGAAAATTTCATAATGTATTAATTATTCCCCCCTACGAAATAAATTTTATTTCTCCTATCCCGAAAACTTGAATTTTACCCCAAAATCGTGTATAATGTAATTAAAGAATAAAAGAAGCCAGTCCTGTCTGGCACATTAAAGGAGAGGCCAGACCTGATCTGGCGTATTAAAAATGAGTCAAAATCGCTTAAATTTAAATTGGAAAATTTCGCTTCGTGATGAACGTGCTCAATTCATCCAAGATTATATACGTGCAATTCCTTTTACCCCAACAGATGAGGAGCTTGAAATGATGGGCAACTATATTCTTTGGGGCAAACTCAATCAATCTGATAAAGACGGCCCATCTCGCTTAAAAGATGAAGGCCTTTATATATCTACTCGCGCAAATGATTGGGTAGATGATAATGTAGAAAGTTTAGACGCACTTATCGAGACGCCTGGTTTTACGGAAACTCAAATTCTTGCGCCAGGTATGCCTCCCACCAAAAAAGTACGTCAAGTTTTTTCACGTGAAGAAGCTCGAAAATCTGCACCGCCCGATATTCTTTCATCACTCGAATCGCTTTGGCGCCAAATTGATCAACTTGAACTTATTATCTCTTTCTATGATCTTCAGCATCAACGTCGAACCGCGCCAATTCGCCAACCTCTACTCGATCGTTTCACGCAATTAGAACTTCAACAATTCCAAGAACGTGCCCAATCTCTTAAACAGTACAATTACTTTAAACTCAAACATCAATTAATCGAATTGCGCCAACAACAATATACATATCAAGATTCTTATAAACAAACAATCTTGCCACAAAATGAACGCGCTCCACACATTGAGGAAGAACCACTTCAATTTGGAACGGATATAACTGTTTTACCATTTGGTATTCATTATGCACGCCCGATTTTTAATAAGATTTTTAATCAAACGCGTTTTCCGATTCCATCTGACTTTTCAGAAAACGAACTTAATGAACTTTCCTCAATTTTATGGAGTCGCGCGCCACAAAATCAACAAATCTTTGATTTTACCAATCCTCAACATTTATATCAACTTTATAATTTGTTTTCTGATTTTACTGCAGCAGAAGAAGATTCAAAAGATCAACTAAACCAAACACTTCATCAATTTTTACAGGTTGCGCGCACATATCAATCTTTAACAAAACTCGAACCATTCCAACAAGACATACTTAACCTAAAAATTCAAAAAAAATCTAACCAAGAAATTTCACAATTTATTGAAGAAAAATATCATCATAAATATCAATTCAATTATATTTCAACTCTTTATTGTAAAAAAATTTTACCTCAAATTGCAGAAACTGCTGCTTTTCATAAAGAAGTTTGTGAAAATTTATTTTTCCCGGAGAACTTCAAAAAGTGTATTGACTGTGGAGAAATTCTACTTTTAACTGAAAAGAATTGGGTGCGTAGACGACGCGCCAATGATGGATTTGCGCCAAGATGTAAAAAATGTGAAAAAATTAGGCGCAAAGGAGGATAAATGAAAGAAACATTAACGCAAAAATTTATTAAAGAGATTGCAAAGATTAAATCTCCTGAAGTTTTTTTAGGGGTTGCACGAGTTTTAAAGGTGCAATTAATGGAAGATAAAGAAACTCCATATGAGTTTACTAAAATTTTTAGTGATACAGTAGAGGCCTTTGATAAAGCAGGCCGTGCTCGAAAAAAAGAACTTCTTAAAATTTTAGTCCAAGCTAATCAGTGTAAGGAGCGTGAAGTAAATGGCGGTACAAAAGAAAAAAATTAAAGATTTTGAAAACTATTATATTTATAGTGATGGCCGCGTTCAAAATTGCAATACCAATCATTTTTTAAAATATACCTCTGATAAGAATGGTTATTTAAAAGTACGTTTATATAAAGATAAGCATCAACATACTTTATTAGTACACAGACTGGTTGCTTTGACATTTTTACCAAATCCAGATAATTATCCACAAGTTAATCACAAAGATGAAAATAAACATAATAATGATATATCTAATTTGGAATGGTGTACCGTTAAGTATAATGCTAACTATGGTACAAGAAATGAGCGAATACAAAAACAATTAAAGCAAAACGCCACTTTGCCAGACAATCGGAAAAAGGTTAATATGTATACATTAGACGGAACCTTTATACGTCAGTTTGATAGTCTAAAAGAAGCAAAAATATTTTTAAATAAGCCAATTACTGAAGCTCATATTTCACAATGCTGTAATGGAATTCGTAAAACCGCTTATGGATATAAATGGATAAAAGCTTCTGAATGTAATGGAGGTGATTATTATTCCTATTGTCCCAAAAATTCCACAGAAACAGTTTCTAACCAAAAAATGTAATCATTGCGGCGGCACTCTCTCTACTGATGAATTTGCTCAAACTCATTCCCCATTTTATTTAGATGGATATTTACCTATTTGTAATGGATGCATCAATCAAATCCTTCAAGATAATGATTATAGTTGGGATATTATTGATAGACTTTGTCAATATGCCGGAATTCCATTCATTGTAAAAGAATGGACTCGATTAGAAGAAATGAATGGACAAGCAAAAACATGGAATGTTTATTCAAAAGTTTTTGCTCAAGATATTTATGAAGAGTTCGGTTGGAGTGATTATAATAAACAATATATTAAATTACGACAAGCTGGATTATTAGAAGAAGAAATTCCATTAGTTAATGAATTTCATTTGCGCGAACTCCGTAAAAAATGGGGTGGCAATTATGATGAAGAAGCGCTTAATTATCTTGAAGATTTATATAAAGGATTATTGTTAACTCAAAATGTTAATGGTGCGCTTCAAATTGACCAAGCACAAAAGATTTGTAAACTATCATTTGAGATTGATAGTAGAATTCGTTCTGGAGATAAGGATGTTGATAAATTTTTATCATCATATGATAAATTAGTAAAGACAGCCGAATTTACTCCAAAGAATACAAAAAATGCAGTTGACTTTGATAGTTTTGCTGAAGTTGGGCATTGGCTTGAGAAGAGAGGACGTCAAAATAAATTCTATGATGGCGCCACTCGCGATGTAATTGATGAAACAATTAAGAATGTAGAAAATTATAATCAACGACTTTATATTAATGAAGGCGGTATTGGTGATGAAATTACCCAAAGATTAAATGCACTTAAAAATGCAAATGAAGCTGAACAAAGCATTTATGGATTAGAAGAAAATTATAATTTAGATGAATATGATAATGCAGGATTCAATTTTGAAGTAACCGATGAATTTATCGCGGAGGAAGACACCAATGGAGACGAATAAATTTGCTCACGCCGCGCCAGACGTCATCAAATTACGTGATCCAGATGATTCCACTTTTAATCAACATGAACGCATTTATCGTGATGGTATTGAATTAGATAAAGGAACCGTAATTACAGAACAATGGCTTCAAAAAAATGAAGAACTTTTATATGATTGCTGGAACATTTATACTGTTTATCCAGATATTTATTTAGACTTAATTAAACCAGTCGATTCTAATTTTAATCTGTTCCCATATCAAAGAATGTTTTTACGTGTATGTATGAGATATACTCATATTTATATTACTGCTGCACGTGCAACATCAAAAACCTTTTTGTCAATTCTTGCCAAATATCTTCAATGTGTATTTTTACCTGGGCATGTAGGTTCTATTGTTGCGCCAAACAAATCTCAGGCTGCGAAAATTACTAAACAAAAAGTTCAAGAGATTTGGCGTATTTGGCCATTACTTAAAAATGAACTTGAATTATATAATGGTGAACCGCACGCAAATTTTGGTAAAGATTATACAGAATTGTATTTTAAGAATGGAAGTAAATTAAGTGTAGTTTGTGCATTGGACTCTGACCGTGGTATTCGTACCCACGCTACTTTAATTGATGAAGCACGCGATCAAGATGGTGATGCAATTGCAGAAATTATTCTTCCACAGATGAATGTTTCGCGCCGTACAGCAAATGGTCTAGTCAATAATAAAGAAGCAATTAATACTCAAGTAATCTATGCTACTTCTGCTGGAATGAAATCTTCATTTGCTTATGAGGCTTTATTAGATTATTTTGAAGAATCTATTCTTGACCCTTCTCGTGCATTTACAATGGGGCTTGATTATCGTATTCCTATGATGCATGGTTTGATTGATGCGGCGCACGTCAAAAATTTAAAGATGTCGCCTTCTTATAATGAACAAACTTTTGCAAGCGAGTATATGGGTACGTGGCTTGGCGGAAGTGAAGAGTCTTGGTTTGATTTTGAAAAAATTTCAAAATATAGAAAAATTAAAAATCCAGAATGGTCTCAAAAATTTAGAGGGGACACAAATATTTTCTACTTAATATCAGTGGACGTCGGAAGACTTTCAGACCAAACTGTTGCATGTATTTGGCGAATCAATATTCGAGACAATAAATATTATTCTACCTTAGTAAATATTTTTGTTCTTGGGCGTCAAGCTGAAACCAAAACCTTTGTACAACAGTCAATTGATTTAAAGCGATTAATTGAACAATTTAATCCGCGCGAAGTGGTTATTGACTGTAATGGTTTAGGTATTGGTTTAGCAGATGAAATGATTCGTACTCAAACGGATGAAATTGGAAATACTTATCCCGCTTATGGATTTTTTAATAATGAAGATTATAAGAAAATCCAACCTAAAGATGCAGCATGCATCTTATATTCAATGAAAGCAAACGGGCCTTTAAATTCAAAGATCCATAGTAATGCATATACTCGTTTAAATAGTGGTATGATTAGATTTTTGATTACTGAACAAGAAGCACGTTCTGCTTTACTTGCAACAAAAGTTGGCGCGAAAATGTCTTTTGAAAAACGTGTTAAGCGTTTAATGCCCCACGAACTTACAACCAAACTATTTGAAGAAATGGCAAATTTACGTTTAAAAAGAAGTGGAATGGATATTGTTCTTGAACAGATTAATTCTCGTTTTCCTAAAGATAAATATTCTGCATTTGCATATGGCCAATGGAGAATTAAGGAATTAGAAGAAGAAGCTTATCAAAAACAAAAACGGCGTTCCATTATTGGCGGTCGTAAATTAGTGTTCTTCTCAGGAGGAGTATAATTAAATGGTAGATAGAGCATTTGATATAACTACCTTCCAAAAAATGCAAGGTGAAATGATTGCGAAGAATGAGCAATCATGGAATAGTAATTATTATTCTAACTCAACCTCTCGTACTCGTGATTACTCTTTAGAAGAAATTAAACAAATTATTAATTCATCTTCTTTAGCCTCACAACAAAAGCTTTCTCGTAACTATTTTGATAAGAATGGTTTTTATAAACGTATTATTCTTTATTATGCAACAATTTTGACTTATTCGGGTTTACTAATCCCTAATCCAAGTTTTGGTAAACAACTCTCCAGTCCGCATATTTCAAAACGTTATTATGCTGCATTAGATTACGTAGATAAAATCAATCTTGCTGAAATGTTAACAAGAATGTCTGTTCGTGCATTAATTGATGGTAGTTATTATGGAATTATTCAAACTTTAACGAAGGATGATTTTATTTTATTTGATTTACCTTCTGGTTATTGTCGTTCTCGTTATGTTGATATTTATGGCAATGATATTATAGAGTTTGATGTAAGATATTTTAGAACAATTACCGATAAAGAAATGCGCAAAGAGGCTTTAAATACATACCCAAAAGTAGTAGCTAATTATTTTAATCAATATGATAAAGGAAAAGTTACTAATCCATGGGTAAAATTACCTACTGATATTGGCGTTTGTTTTCCTTTTTTTGATGATGGGCGCCCATTGTTTTTAAATGTTATTCCCGCAACTATTCAATACGATGATGCAGTAGAAACCGAACGAGAAAGAGAACTTGAAGAAATTAGAAAAATTATTGTTCAGAAAATTCCTCATCTTAATGATGGACAATTATTATTTGAGCCAGAAGAAGCGGTAGAAATTCATAAAGGCACCGTTGGCATGATGAAAGGAAACAAAAATCTCTCAATCCTTACAACCTATGCAGATGTTGATGCAATTGTTTCAAAAACTTCTGCTGAAAATGTTTCTACTTCATTAGAAAAAATGTTACAGAATGTCTATTCTGAAGCCGGCGCGAGTGCACAATTATTTGCACCTACTGGTACGCAAGCATTATCCACATCAATCACTAATGATATGTCATTAATGATGATTTTGGGTAATAAATATTCTCGTTTTATAAGCCAAATTATTAATTTATTATTTAGTAATGCAAATATTACTTTTAAGTATTCTATTTTGCCAATTAGTTTATATAATAGAAGTGATTACATTACTGATACTTTAAAATTGGCGCAAAGTGGTTATAGTTTTTTATTACCTGCTTTAGCGTCTGGATTAAGTCAACGAGAATTAGTAAATATTAAATCATTAGAAAATGATGTATTGAAATTAAATGAAGTTTTACTTCCATTATCATCTTCATATACACAATCTAATAATGAAGTTGGCGCGCCAGAAAAGAAAGATGAGGATAAAGCAGTTAAAACAATTCAAAATGAAGATGCAATAGACCATCAAGGTCAAGGAGGCTCTGAATGAATAAAAACCAAATAGAGTTTCCGATTAGTATTTATGGTACTGTAGAGAAATTTAATGACACATTATCTAAAGCCCGTTGTAGAATTTTTTATAAGGGTGGAAATAGAAATGGTACTTTTATTACTGATGAATTTGCTAAAGAACTAATTTCTACACTTCATTATGTTCCTGTTAAAGGTATTTATGATACTGATGATTATACGGATCATGGTAAAAAGCGTAGTGAAGGACGTATTTATGGTATTGTTCCAGAAACAAATAATTTTGCATGGGAGCAACATTTAGATGATGATGGCGTAGAACGTACCTATGCTTGTACAGATGTATATCTATTTACCGCGCTATATCCTGAAGCTTCTGAAATCGTTGATAAAGGACAATCAATGGAACTTTATGAGCCATCTTTAAAATACCATACTGCAATTATGCAGGGGCAAAAATATGTGGTATTCGAGCATGGTAGTTTTTTAGGTTTACAAGTATTAGGGGATGACGTTGAACCTTGTTTTGAGGGTGCCTCATTCTTTACTCTACAAAAATCAATTGAAGATACTATCCAAAAGATTAAAGAATATAGTAATATAGGAGGAAAATCGGAAATGCCAAAAATTAATTTTAAACTTTCCGACGATCAGAAGTATCGTTATATTTGGGAATTACTCAATCCTAATTATAATGAAGAAGGCGATTGGACTTGTGATTATTCCGTATGTGAAGTTTATGATGAATATGCTTTAGCCTTCAATTACGAAGCTGGTTGTTATGAACGTGTTTATTATACTAAAGATGATAGTAATGACAGTGTAGTTTTAGGTGAAAAAGTTAAGGTATTTGTAGTAGATGTAACTGAAAATGAAAAGTCTACTTTAGATACTCTGCGCGCCCTTAATGGGGATACTTATGAATTAGTAAATGAAAATTTAACTAATGCTGAAAAAAATGCAAATGATTGCGCAGAATTTAGCACCAAAATTGAAGAGTTAAATAATACAATTGCTACTTTAAATACGGAAGCAGAAAATGCTCAGGCGAAAATTGCTGAGGTCGAAACCCAATACAACGATGCCCAGGCGCAGAATTCTGCACTCTCAGAAGAGAATGAATCTTTAAAGACTTATAAGAAGAATGTTGAGGACCAGTCCAAAGAGGCTGTGGTAGCTGAGTATACTGATAAACTAGCAGAAGATGTATTAAATGCATATAAGTCCAAGTTTGATGAATATACGGCAGAAGAACTTGATATGCATCTTGCTTATGAGTTAAAGAAGACAAATGCTTCTGTTTTCACTCAAGCGCCAAGTGGGCGTATTCCTAAAGACAACGCTGGACGTTCTGGTGTTGAAGAAATTTTAACTCGTTATAAACGATAATGGAGGTTAAGTATAATGGCTATCAAAAGATTAACTATTGATGGTTATGGCCAAATTGAATTAAATAATGTGGCCTTCCGTCGTGACGGTCGTATCGAAGCTCAGTGCGCTCCTGATACAACTGATTTCTCTAGTGCCAAGGTAGAGAATGGTATGCTTTTAGCAGTTGATGGCGCAAACCGTAAGGTTAAGTTTGCTGTAGACGGTTCTCTTCCCATTGCACTTAATTACAGTGCTGAACACATGTATGATGAAAGAACTCCCGGTCTAAAGAATTTCTACTTAAATGGCAATGGAAAAGAAGATTTCCTTCCTCGTTTAGGTTATCTTTCTGTTGGTGACAAGTTTACTACTAACTGCATTTGCTATGATGCTACTGTAGATACTGATTGGACCACTGAGAGTGCATTTGTTAGTGCATTAGCTAGTTATAAGAGCACCACTCTTTATGGTGGTATTAGTTCTGAAGGTGCTATTTTAGTATCTGCTACTGCCCCTACTGTTGGACCAAAGCTCAAGGTTATTGAGAAGACTACTATGCCTGATGCAACTCTTGGTGTTAAGTTCCAAGTTCTTGTTGACTAATTAAAGGAGGGTTAATATAATGACTATTGCTGAATTAAAAGATATTGCCCTTCATGCAGCAAAGGGTACTATTCCTGCTAACTTTACTGCGCAGGGTGAAAATGCAAGTGACTATGATGTCAATGCTGCTTTTATTGATGGTTTAAATGAACTGGCTGGCTCTGTTAATCAGTTTATGAAGAACCGTTATGATATTTACGAAATTGTTGTCGAAACTATTGATAAGATTATGCCTAAGAATGTTATCGCTGCATTAAGTCCTTTTGCAGAGGTACAGGTTGTTGAGCAAGGTAAGAAGGCTATCTTTAAGCAAAAAGTTGGTAAGATGCGTGCCAAGAAGTTCCTTACTCAGGTTGGTCTTTCTGGTGTGTATGAAACTTTCCGTCTTGATTCTAAGACTTTTGAACTGGCTGCACATGCAGTTGGTGGTGGCGCTACTATTGACTTCGAAAGAATGCTTGATGGTGCTGAGTCTTTAGCCGAGGTTATGGAAGTTATCACTACTGGTTTAACCGATGCTGTATTTGTTGAAGTTTCTAAGGCTATGCGCGCCGCTTATGACGTTGCAGATGTTCCTGAGGCTAACCGTAAGACGGGTGATACTTTTGAGGCTGATAAGATGGTTGCTCTTATGAACGTTGTTCGTGCATATGGTAATCCTGTTATCTTTGCTCCTCCAGAATTTATCGCCAATATGGGTGCCGATGCTATTGTTCCTATTGGCACTTATGGTTCTGGTGCTACTGCAAGTGCTATTCCTGGTGTATATTCTCCCGATGATATTGAAGCTATTCATAAGACTGGTTACATCAATATTTTCCGTGGTGCTCCTATTGTTCAAATTCCTCAATCCTTCGTTGATGAGAACAATGACAAAACATATGTTGATCCTCAGCTAGCATATGTACTTCCTGGTGGACAGGAAAAGGTTGTTAAAGTTGTATTAGAAGGCCAAACTCAGATTCGCGACTTCGAAAATAGAGATAACTCTATGGAAGTTTATGCATGGAAGAAGATGGGTTGTGCAATTCTTACTTATTACAACTGGGGTATCTATAAGAATACTGGTATCCTCCAAACCTATCATAATCCTTACGAGAATATCTAAGTTCAAGCGGGGGAGGGTAACTCCCTCTCCCGCAATTTTATTATAATGGAGTAAAAGGAGTTATTATTATGAGTAAAATTAATGTTAAAAGTTTAGCAATTGGAGAGGTTAGTGTTTTTCAACCATCTATTCCCTTTAAGGCATCTTGGCCTTCCAAAGGTAGCACTCGTCAAATTGAGGAAGATGTTTTAGAACAGTTAATGTATACTACTGGTTTTGAATATATGATTAACAATGGCATTTTATATATTGAAGATATGGACGCCAAGAAGAGACTTGGTATCGAGCCAGAAGATGCTACAGCACCGGTTAATGTTATTGTATTAACTGACGCTGATAAGCGTAAGTATATGGTTAACTATGATTTTAATAAATTTAAAGAGCAAGTTAAAAAGTTAGGTTATGAACAAGTTCGCGATTTAGCCGAGTTTGCTATTCAAAATAAACTTGCTGATTTTGAAAAATGTGAATTTATTAAGGAGATTTGCGGAAAGGATATTATCCAAGCAATCCGTTTAAGTAACAAGAATAAGGAGGAATAATATGACCTCTTTTGATGTCGTTTACACCGCATTTCTAAGTAAGATTTTAGACGATGAATGGGACACGTGGACAGAAGCAGAAGTAGAAGAAGATTTATTTACTTTATTGCAAGCGGCCATTGTGCGTTTTAAATTTCCACGTGTTTCTTTAGAATATACAAGTGAAGGTTTTACCGATACCTTAACGAATGATGAAGTGCAAATTTTAGTTTCTTATATGAAATGTGAGTGGTTAAATAGAAATATTCTAACTTGGGAGAATGTTAAACCCCTATATGAAGAACGTGATTTTTCACAGGCAAATTTATTAGATAAATTTAATAATATGCTCGCCGCGGAACAATCACAGGCTGCAAAATTAGAAGCGATTTATTATCGTTCTATAAAAAAGCGACCTTTTGAATATAGGCGTTTAGCGCAGCAAGATGATTAAAGAAGTCCAAGAAGGATATCGCAATAAGTTAAAGAGTAAATTATTTGGTTTATTATGTGAGTTTGAAAAAAATGGTGAGTGGGAAGCATTTCTTGAATCTATTGAAATCGAACTCGCTGGAGTACCAGAAAATGCACGAACCATTAATTATTTAACTCTTTGCAATAAAATTAATGCACTTCGTTATCTAAAATATGAATATTTCAGAAAAACCATCTTTGATTGTATGAGTTTATTATCCAAAGGTGATGAAGATGGAATATTATGATATTTATAAGAAAAGGTTAAATCGGTATGGCCTTGATTACCAATCACGTATACAAAATAAACGTGAGAATGAATTTCAACTTTATTTAGCAAAAAGTGTGTATAAAGTTGAATTTACATATAATAGTGCAACTATTATAGGTAGTTTTGAAAAATATAAACAAGATGAAACGGAAACTTTACATTATTTATTAACTGATATAGATGTAAATATTCCAAATGGAACTATTCTTCAAATACCAAATAAAGATGGTATATTAAAACCTTGGATGGTTTATTATCTTGAACATATTAAAGCAAGTGGATATAATCGTTATATTATGTTACGTATGACTCATTATCTAACATGGATTGCACGCGATAAATCTACTCAAACTTCTTGGGCATATATGTATGGACAAGAAGATAATATGTTAAAAGACGAATTAAAATCTCGCAGTAGAATGGATACTTTATATACTGAAAACTTAAAGGCTAGTTTTTTCGTAATGCCTAAAAATCAGTATATAAAAAAAGATGACTACTTCATTGTTGGTGCACAACCATTCCAAGAGTACTATCGAGTAACTGGATATGATATTCAATCAAGCGAAGGTATAGAGTATGTTACGATTGATCCTATTTATGAATATGATTTAACACCCGCACCGCAACAGAGTTCCACTGATGATCCAGAAGATTTCTTCTGGCTCAATGGAGGGCAAATAAATGATTAATATTGCTGATAAATATGGTTTACGCGATATTATGAATGGTACTTTATATAGTATTGATAAAGAAGGATTGCCTGTAAAACCAGTATTATTTTTAGATACATTAAAAGTATCTACAATTGAAACTCATTGTGAAACTACTTTGGCTGAAGGTGGTAAGGGATATGCGCCATTAATTAGTTGGGACTATCAAAGAGATATTACTATTAATTTAACTGATGCTTTATTCTCTGTTAAATCATTAAGCTGTTTGAGCGGTGCTTTTATTGAGACAGAAGGTAACGTTATTCGTAAGGCTATTCCTTTTAGAGGTACTACTATACCAGTAGTATTTAAAGGACCAAATAATAAATCGTACTTTGTACCAAGTACCCGCACTATTTATGATATATATGGCAACAAAGTATCATCAACTGATTTAATTGATAAACATGATTATTTATGTTGTTTTAATTTAACCCCTCGTACATATCAAGGTTTAGAAATTAAATCAAATATTTATAGTGGTTTATATTATTTTACTGGTGATGTTTGCGCGCGAGACTTAGAAACTAATAAAGATTTACCTTGTCAATTTATCATTCCTAAAATGAAAATTACTTCAAATTTTGATTTTTCGTTTGGTGGAATAGAGGCAACAATTTTTAATTTTACGGCACGGGCGCTTACTCAACGAGATGGTCGTATGATGTCATTGGTACAATATACCATTAATGAACCTGGTGGAGAACCACTTCAAACAATTAATGGAGAAGATATATTTGATATTATTGACCGTAGATTACTAGGTCGATGGAAGGAGGGACAATTATCATGGTAAGAAATTTAGAAGAATTAGGTCCCAATCTTCAAAAAATTGTTACTCGTCTACAGGCAATCCAAAATTTATTGAAGTTACTTTATTATACTGATAAGGATCCTTATTCAAAAGCTGATTTAACTACTGCGCAAATCAAAGAGGAAATATTTGAAAAACTAATTAAAGTCGTTCCTCGCGTTGGCCCGAAAGAAACTGCAAATAGTATTGTTTCTTTGCGAGTCGTGCGCGGCCCCATAGATTCAAAGAATAGTGAATTTCGTAATATTAATCTTGGAATTGAAGTTTTTGTACCATTAACACAATGGTTTATAAAAGATACGAATTTACGTCCATTCTGCATTATGGGTGAAATACAGAAGTCTTTAAATGGTAAAGTTATTAATGGTCTTGGGAAGATAGAAGGTGGAGACTTTTCTTTAAACTTTTTAACAGAAGAAATGTCATGCTATGAAATGACATTTAGGTTTACCGAATATGATTAACACTGGTTTTCTACTAGGATATCCAGTTGATTTTAAACATATTTGTATGGTTTATCCACCGAAAGTCAAGGACATTGTAACCAATCAAAATTATAGTATTTATTCACGATTACTTACTTTTTCACAAGAAGAAATTGAGGATGAATATGTAAAGGCACAATTAGATTTAAAAGAACTTCTTTCACCATTTGAGTATATTTTAAATAATGCTTATAACAATCCTCAATTTAAACAATTATTAGAACAAGCATTCTTTTTATTTACTCATGAGCAAATTATGATTTTGTTTGAACAAAAACAAATTGTGATAGGAGACATTAAAGAAATTAAATCAGTTAATGAATTAAGAATACTTAAAGAAGAAGATTATTTTGAATTTCAAAATTTAATTCGTGAAGCAATTGGAGGAAAAATGATTCCTCCACCTAATCCGAATGAAGATCCACGTGTAAAAGCAATTAAAGCCAAAGCACGTTATCGTGATTATTTAAAAGCAAAACAAGGCAAAGGCTTAAATTTAAAAACAACTTTGTCATCAATTTGTTGTATGGGATTTGGCTTAAATCCACTTAATATTGGAGAGTTAAGCTATGCCGCAATTCCGGCCTTAATCGCTACTTATCAAGAAAAAGAAAAGTACGAATTAGATGTGGATAGTCTATTGGCTGGCGCGGACGCTAAAAAGGTAAAACCAAAATATTGGATTAGAAATTTGGATGAATAAAATTAGGAGGCTATATTACAATGGCTAATATCTTAGAAAAGTATGGCATTAAAGAAGTTGCTGATGTCATGTTTTATGAAATTGACAGCAACGGCGCGGCTGGCAAGCCAGTTCTTTATCTTGATACCTTAAAGGTCTCCACTATCGAGCAGACTGCCGAGGAAGCCTCTGCAAATGGTGGTAAGGGCAATGCTCCTCTTATCATTTGGGACTATGGTAAAGAGATTACTGTTACTCTTGAAGACGCATTATTCTCTGCTAAGTCTATGGCAATTATGTTCGGTGATGGCGATATTAGTTCTTCTGTTAGTTCTTTAAAGAAGACTATTGCTTGGACTGCTGCTGGTGCTTCTCCTGCTGTTCCTACTTATTTTGAAGGACCCCAAGGTAAGAAGTACGCCGTTCCTACTGACGCGGTTACTTATGATGCAACTGGTGCTTCTGTAACTAGTTATACTGCTGGTCAGATTTATTATACTACTTTTGATATGGCAGTTACTGATGTTAGTGAGATTGAAATCTCTGCTAATTCTTTCCCTGGCACTTATTATGTAACTGGTGATACTTATGCTCGTTCTGAAAAGAATGGCGTTGATGAATTCTTCCAGTTCATTATTCCTAAGGCTAAGGTTCAGTCTGAAAATACTATTACTCTTGAAGCAGATGGCGATCCTTCTGTGTTCAATCTCAATCTTCGTGTTCTTCGTCCTGCCGGCGGTGGCGCGATGATGAGACTGGTTAAGTATGATATGACCGAAATCAGCGGCTAATATAAGTTAACGACTTATGGATGGTGGAGGCTTTGCTTCCACCATCTTTTTATTGGAGTTATGGAGGAATTTGAAATGGAAAATATGTTTTCATTCAAAGATTTAGAGAAGGTTAGAATAAAAGCTACTTATAATATGAAGATTGGAGATAGGGAAATCTTAGAGGGTGAAACAATTGCGTTATTTGATAAGATTCAAATTTCCAATTTTAAAGAGGTTAGTTCAAAAGTAAGTGCTAATGGTGGTTTTGATAATCGAGCACGAGTATTTTGGGATACAACTGAAAAAGTTCAATTAAACTTTACTCAAGGAGTATTTTCAAAAGAACAATTTAGTTTAATGATTAATGCTCGAATGATTGGACCAACCAATTCTTCAACTGTTTTAATTACAGAACAGGAAGAATTGGAAAGTAATGAAGAAGGCAAATTTGAATTAAAGTACGAGCCAGTTAAGGATTTGTTTATTTATAATAAAGAAACTGGTAGTAAAATTAGTGAATATACAATAAATGAAAAAGAAATTACATTAGAGGTTCCTTTTACTGATGTAATTGTAACATATGTATATGAATATAAAAATTCAAATGTGGAATATTTAATTGGTCAGAATGTTCTGGCGGGATTTGTGGAGTTAGAAGGAAGGACAAGAATTAAGGATGATACAACTGGGCAAGTTGTAACTGGAATTTTAAAAATTCCGCACTTAAGGTTAATGTCTGATTTATCTATAAGACTGGGCGCGCAAGCAACACCTGTAGTTGGTAATTTTGTTGCAGAGGGTACTCCAGTTGGGTCAAGAGGAAACACCTATGTAAGTGAATTTTTTATTTTAGGTGATGATATTGAAAGTGACCTATAAGATGATCGGCATTAACATAAGTTAATGCCGATTTATTTATTAGGAGGATATATAATGGGAGCTAATGCAAAAACAATTCAGGTTACATTAAAAACCGTTGCTGATGTAAAAGATGTAACAAGTAATGTAAAACAAATTCAAAGCGCCCTATCCGGACTTTCTTTGCCAAAAGGATTAGAGAGCCAATTTACAAAAATTTTTGCTAATGTTGAGCGAAATGCAGAAAAGGCCTCTACGGTTCTCGCGGCCGGATTTAAGTCAAAAGGCGATGTTACTGCATATGAAAAAGCCACTAATTTAATTGTTGAAGATATGAAAAAAATCTCTCAATTAATGGGGCAGATTGATACCTCAAAATTAAATTTTGAGATTGATACTTCTAAATCTAAAGCGTTAGTAGATGATATTAAACGCTTAAAGCAAGAAATTGACACTATTCGTACACAAAATTTAACAGAATTACAAAAACTTGTTAATAATAAGCCATCTGGCGCGAAGGCTTGGGACGATTTTTTTACTGCGTTTCAGCGTGGTGATGAAGGAATTGAGGATGCTGAAAAAGCCTTAGCACGTTTACAAGTACAAGTTGAAAAAGCTCGTGAGGCAGGCAAGGATTTTTCTACTGGCAGCCAATGGGATAAGTATCAACAGGGTGCAACTGTTTGCGCGAATGCCTTACAGATTTTAAAAGGTGAAACCGGCGAAGCGGCTGTTAAACAGGCCGAATTAAATCAAAAAACACAAGAACTAAATACATTACAGCAACAAGCTAATAATTCTGGTACTGCATGGTTACAAGGGCTATTGACTAATTTAACTAAAGTTAATGGCGAAACTGAAACCTATATTCGTAATACTCAAAAAAGTGCGGCTAGTACTCAACAATTAGGTTCTGAATTAGATCAATTTAAATCACGTATTGCTTATTTCTTTGGTTTAAATAATGCTATTGCATTATTTCAAAGAGCCTTACGTTCTGCCTATTCTACTGTTAAAGAATTAGATGCTGTCATGACAGAAATGGCAGTTGTTACTGATTTTGATTTAGGGGATATTTGGAATCAACTACCAGAATATACTGCTCGCGCGAATGAATTAGGCGTCGCGATTTCTGATGCCTATGAATCCATGACAATTTTCTATCAACAAGGTTTAAAAACTGATTCTGCACTTGCATTATCAAATGAAACCTTAAAGATGGATCGTATTGCTGGATTAGATGCTGCAGAAGCTACTGACCGTATGACTAACGCATTACGTGGTTTCAATATGGAATTAAATGAAACTAATGCGCAACGTGTTGATGACGTCTATAATAAATTAGCTGCAATTTCTGCTTCTAACGTTGATGAAATTTCAACTGCTATGACTAAGGTTGCATCTCTTGCAAATAATGCTAATATGGAGTTTGAAACAACTTCTGCATTCTTAGCACAGATGATTGAAACAACTCGTGAATCCGCAGAAACTGCTGGTACTGCATTAAAAACAGTTGTTGCTCGTTTTTCTGAAGTTAAAGAGTTATATGGTGAAGGCGAACTTTTAGGAACTGATAGTGAAGGCGAAGCAATTGATGTAAACAAGGTTTCTACTGCTTTAAGAACCGCTGGTATTAATTTAAATGAATATTTAACGGGTATGAAAGGCCTAGATGATATTTTTATTGAACTCACCCAGAAGTGGGATTCTCTTGATATCGTTCAACAAAGATATATTGCTACTATGGCGGCCGGCTCTCGTCAACAGTCTCGTTTTATTGCTATGATGTCAGACTATGACCGTACTATGGAATTAGTTAATGCTGCAAACAATAGCGCCGGTGCGGCAAATGAGATGTTTGAAAAGACTCTTGATTCATTAGAAACCAAGGTTAATAAGTTAAAAAATGCCTGGAATGAATTCATTATGGCAATTGCTGATAATAATTTAATTAAGGGTGCTGTTGACGCATTAACTGGATTATTAAATTTAATTAATAAATTAACTGGTAATAGTGGTATCGCAAAGATTGGAGTTGCTTTTGCTGGACTAAAACTTGGAAAATCTTTATTTAATAAATTATTAGGTAATATTGGTGCAGTATTTAATAATGCAGGGAAAGAAGGCGGGAAAAGCTTTGTTGCTGGATTAAGTAATACTATCAACACTAAATTTAATATCAAAAATATAGATCTTGGTCAAGGTCAATATAGTTTATTAAGTCAAGAGTTTGAAACTTTAAGTCTTCGCGCGCAGGATGCTGGCAGACAATTTGGATATACAAGTGAACAAGCACTAGCCCTACAAGCACAAGCACGGGCAGTTCGTGCTGAAATGAATCAGTTAACAGCATCTTATCAAGGTGCTACGATTGGAGCAAATAGTTTAACAACTGCACAACAATTAACATTAGCTTCACAAATTAAAGAAGGAGTTGTCACTCAACAACAAATTAATTTGATGGGTACAAAATTGGCGGCACGTTATGCAGACGCTGTTGCTACAGGTAATGAAGCTGTTGCTCAAAAGATTTTAAATGAAGCCAAAGCGCGTGAAATTGCATTGTCTAAACCGGGCATTGTTAGTTTATTAACAATGATTGGACTTGCTGCTACACATACTGCGGTAAAAACTGGTGAGACAGCAGTAACCTGGGCTAGTGTTGGTGCAAAAATAGCTGAAACAGTTGCACAATGGGGTTTAAATAGTGCCATGTTGGTTGGATTAGGTATCATTGGCTTAATTATAGCTGCTGTTTTACTTTTAGTCGTTGGTATTATTGCACTTGTTAATGCTATTCAAACTTCATCTCCTGAAGCAAAACTTGAAGCCGCTAAAGAGGCCGCTGATGATGCTGCAGAGGCTGCTCAAAACGCTGCAGATGCATTTACTAACCTCGTTGATTCTTGGGATAGTTTAGGTGATAAATATAAAGCATTAGAAGATATGACTCGTGGTTCTCAAGAATGGCGCCAAGCCGTTCAAGAGATTAATTCTGAAGTCCTCGACTTAATGGACAATTATGATGGTCTTAATGTCGAAATGAAAGATGGCGTTCTTCATATTACTAATATGGAAGATGTATTAGCAGAATATGAAAAAACATCTGTTAAAGCTTCTAGTGCCGCGATTGCTGCGAAACAAACTGTAATTGAAGCGCAAAATAAAAAAGATTATAGTGATTTATCTGGTTTCTGGGATGTTCAAGGTTCTCAAGCTGGTAATTGGGTAAATTATGGTGATGGTTCCACTTGGGTAGGTAATCAGTCTGCAACAGAAGATATTGCACGAAAAGTGGCAGATGGTACGTTACATACGGCCGAGCAAATTGAGGCTTATGCAGAGTCTATTGGCGTTCAAATTGCAACAACTGAAGATGATATCGCTGCATTACGTGAATTTGGTAACGGACTGCTTCAAGCAGATGCACAGATGGATGCATATTATACTGCTTTAAGTGCTAACGCAGTATCCATGGCAGAACTTGGCGAAGGCATGCAAGATTATGCAACCACTTTTATGAGTGGTGAACGCATGGAAGAAGTGGTATCTGAGGCAGAGGATGCAATTGGTGATGTCACCAAAGATAATCGTGATGATTTACGTGAAGAATATGCTAAAGGTATGGGTTATGAGAATTATGAAGCATATAAGAAAGATCATGACGATGAGGATATTTCAGATGAACAATTAAAAACGCAAGTCGCCGCAATGCGCGCGCAAGAGACTGCAACCAAAAATGTTGAAACTTTTACAAAGAATATTGGTAAATTATCTGATGCCCAGAAAAAGATTTATGAAAAGGGCGAAGGTCAGGCATTAAATCGTAAAGATATTCAAGATTTAACTAATGGTGCTGATTACAAAGCATTAGTTGGTAAAAGTGTTGAAGATATTCAACGGATTTATGATGATCAAATTCATGCGGCTTGGAATGCAATGGGGCCAGAAATGCAAGAAGCATATGGCTCTGCAGAATTATTTGCAAAAGAATATGCAAATGCATTATTACTTGCTTCTGAATCTTATGCGACTGCAACTCAAAATATTGAATCTGTTGGTTTAAGTTTAAGCGACGGTAAATTTATTGATTTATCAAGTGGTACATTAAAATCATTAAGTAGATCGGAAGAGCACACGTC